CTCCGGCAGCTCCGGCAGCTCCTAACTACGAGTACTCCACTAGCCAAGCCGCTCTAAATGAGATGTGCGCGGCTGGTAAGCAGTATTTCGAAGACGTTGTTGCTCGTCGCATGACCGTTGAGCAAGGCAAGAGCGAGGTTCGCTCTTACAGCACCTACCTCAGCCGCAACTCTCCCGCTTCTAAGAGCGAGTTGTTGGCAGTTGGCGTTGGCTGCAGCCGCCTTTGGAAGTTCTGATGTGACATTTGGCTAAGTGGCACAAGGCCTGTTTACAAGGGTCTCGTTATAAGTTACTATAATAATAGATAAAACAAAACAACCATGACCAACAACATCAACAAAGAAGTCGCAGCCTCAGCCGTTCGCGGAGTCGCCAAAGCTGGAGTCGCGGTTGGAGGCGGAATGGTCGCATCCATCGGAATGGTCACCGCAACTATCGGTGTCACTATGGGTTCACTTGGAGCCGTTCCCATCGTCGTTGCCCCTATCTTCGGCAATCCTGGTTTTTCCGTCGACTACGTCAAGTCAACTTGGAAAGCCGGCGCTTACGCTTGGAGCATGGGCGCGGTTGGTCTCGTAGTTATGGGTGTCGGCACCGTAGCTGCTCAGGCCGCAACCAACAAGAACGAAGCCCCTCCGGTTCTCTCCACCATCGAGAAAGTGGAGGCCTGAGGTTCACTACCTCCCTTTTTAATGTAAGATAGTAAAAAGCAAAGGAGCTATGGCAAAAGACCGCATTCTACCAGTCAACGTTGTTGACGAAATGAAGCAGGCCTACGGAGATTACGCAATGGCCGTCATCATCGGCCGTGCTATCCCCGACCTCTACGACGGCTTCAAGCCTGCACAACGCCGCATCCTCACCGCGATGAAGTGGCTGAACCTTCGCCCTGAAGCGAAGTTTATGAAGTGTGCCCGCGTCGTTGGGGAAACCATGGGGAAGCTGCATCCGCAGGGCGGGTGCTATGGCACTCTCGTCGGCATGACGCAGTGGTGGACTAACAACTCCATCCTCATCAATGGCCACGGCAACTTCGGCTCTCCTACCGACAACCCCGCCGCCGAACGCTACACTGAGTGTAAGCTCACCGAATTCACGTACGAGGCTCTCCTCGCTGACACTGACGTCTGGGAAACCCGACCTTCTTATGACGGCTCCTTCAAGGAACCCATCCAGCTGAATGTCAAAGTTCCTCAGCTCCTGCTGAACGGTTCGGAAGGCATCGCAGTTGGTTTTGCCACTCGCATTCCCACTCACAACCTGCGAGGGGTCGCCAAGGCCCTCCGCGCTCTCATCGACAACAAAGCCAAGGAAGCTGCCAAGCACCTCATCCCCGACATGCCAACTGGCTGTGAGATCGTAAAGGACGATGGGCTCCTGGAATATATGCAGACTGGAAGTGGTTCGTTCCGCATGCGAGCTGTAGTCAACGAGGAAGAGGTCGCTTACGGTAAGCGAACCAAGCGAGTTGCTCTTGCCTTCACCAACCTTCCTCTCCACATCAACTCTGAACAGCTTGGCGACCAAGTCAAGAATGCCCTTGAAAAAGGTCAGATAACCACGGTCGCGGATGTGCGAGATGAGACCGATATGAATGGAGTTCGCTTCGTCGTTGTTCTCAAGGCCAACGTTGATGTTGACCAAGCCAAGGCTGAGCTCTACCGCTACACCTCACTCGACACTCGCTTCAGTGCCAACAACACCGTCATCGATGGCGTCAAGCCTGTCCAGCTTGCTCCCTATGACATCCTGAGTAAATGGTTGGCATGGCGTGATGAGACTATTATCCGCATCTTTAAGAGCGAACTGGAGTCACGCAGGAGCCGTCTGGAGGTCATCCAAGGTCTTATTGCTGCGCTCGACATGATCGACGACGTGATCGACACCATTCGTCGTTCGAAGGATAAAGCAGATGCTCGCAAAAAGCTAATGGCACGCGATTTCACTGAAATCCAGTCTAATGCCATTCTCGACATGAAGCTGTCTCAGCTGACCAAGCTCGATGATAAAGTTCTCCGTGCTGAAGGCAAGGAAGTCCAGGCTCGCATCAAGGAACTCATCAAACTGAACTCCAACAAGACGCTACGTCAAACCTACATCCTCGACGAGGTTGATGCCATTGCCGCTCGCTACGGTAATGCCCGCCGCTCGAAGGTCATCGAACCTCCTAAGGAGCTCAACGTCCAAGTCATCAGGCAAGGTCGGAAGAGTGTGAAGGTCGAGGGTCCCAAGCCTCGCTTCGTTATGGTCGACGAAAAGAAGGGCATCATCACTCAGCAGAAGAAACTGGACCGCAAGTCCTGGGTCGTTCCGGCTGATGACAAAATGGTCTTTGTCTGCGATAATGGCATGTTTGTCAAGGTCGGCGCTCGTCACAAGGGCCCTCTCTTCGATGAGCCAACCGCTGTTCTCTTCAAGCAAAAGCTCAGCCAACTGCCTGAAGCGAACCTCATTGCCGTCTACAAAATCGGAGACAGTATCTACGCCAACGTCATGCCGTGGGAGTCTTTGACGAAGTGCACTTCCCGGGGTAAGTCTTGGTTGCCGGAAGGAGCCGAACTCATTCACCTCGGCAACACCTTCACGCTCAAGATGGCTGGCCGCCGTAAGGATAAGGTCATCGGCATCAACTCCGTCAAGGTCCGTCCTGTCGGTGGAAAAGGCACCAAAATCGCAAACCTCTCTGACACATCATTATGAGCCATTCCCTTTCTTCCGCTTGCCCTTATTGTGGTAGGCGTGATGCTCTTTGCTCCAGCACTCACACCACGGCAGGGCGGGAGGCTCGAAAAGACTGCCGCCTGAAGGTAGAGCAAAGCCGGAAAGGCCGGGACCCCTGGGAATGATGGCACCGCAACCACTTTGAGGATAATAACTAATGAAAAAGTTAGATTCTCTTGGTGGATAAGGTAACATACATCCATGCAAATAAGAATGAACGAAAAGTGTGACTTACTGCCTTCCCAGACTTGTTATAATAGAACTATGGCATCAGCCATAGCACTACGTAACTTGAAACCATGGAAAGAAGCGAAATGAAACCTGAAGTTCAGGACGCCTTGGCCATTCTTGACACCATCAACCCAAACAACCTCCACCTTAGAACTAATGCGACATACAGCCAACGGGTCAACTTTGAAAGTCTGTGGTTCAACCACTCGGCCCAATCAGCCCGCTACTCACTCCTCCCCTACTACTGGAGAGGAACACTTCTGGTCATCGATGAACCTCAAACATCTCACGCGTGATGAAGCCGCCTTCCTTATTTTTGCCATTAAGAAAACCCTACGAGACCGTGAAGGTCTCACCCCACAGATGGAGCAATGGTATGACAACACATTCGACTATCTCCGAGCAAAGGTGGAAAGAATTGATCGAGCGGAAAGAGAGGGGCGATCGCTGCTGGATGAAGCACGAGATCGCGATGCTGCAGTTCCGAACCCGTGGAAAAGCCACTGACATCCTCGAGATGAGGATAGCGCTTAACGAAGAGGCGCTAATGAAAGAGATGCTGCGAAGCATGTGACAGTTGGGGAAGTGGCACATTACGTGTTTACTTCCCCTTTGTTATGCGTTATAATAAGACTGTAAGCACAAACAACCATGAACACTCCAAACTGGCAAAAGAATAGCGGAAAGAACAAGAAGGGTCGAGGCATCGCCAAGGGTCGCATCAAGGCTAGGAAGATGGCTCTCAAGGCTCTCAAGGCCCGGATCGGAGGTTGACATGAAGCAGTCCTTCGAGACGATGGAAGCCCTCTTGGCTATTCGCGTCGACCCTTATCACACCGCGGTTGGCGACTTTACTGTTCGGCTGTACGCAGGCTATCGCTTTTGCTGCGACACTCCGGATGGCCTCAAGCTCCTGACCACCAAGCAAGTTCAACGTAAGTTCGGCACCTTCCGCTAAAATCATGAAGTATCGCGATTTGACCCCTGAGTTCATTATGACCCTTGACGCTGACTTTCTTCGCGACGTCAAGTCCTCCATTCGCCAGGTCAACACCAACGTTAAGAAGGGTTTGAAGAAGGCCGAGGCCCGTCCCGTCGTTACCGACGCTGACGGTAAGGAACTGGCTAACATTCGTAGTCAGGTCGCCAAGGCCGCTGCGTTGTTGGAGGCTGTCATGACTCGCGAGGACGAGATCTATGGCCCCGGCGTTCTTTCCACCTACGATCATTCCCAAAGCTTCTAGTGTGACAGTTGGTAAAGTGGCACAAGGGCTGTTTACTTTCTGCTCATAATAAGCTACTATAATAATAAGCAAACCAACCAAACTTCAAACAAATGACCATCAAAACTCCCGTCTTCACCCTTCCTCAAGTCGACGTCAACGATGATGAAGCTCTCTTCGGAGGCCTCTACGACGCGACTCATCACTTCTTCAAGCACTGCATCCTTTGGGGACTCGAGCAGTTCGAAGTTGGTCGTCAAGAAGGCAAGCATGACGCTGAGTTCTGCGCTCAGCCTGTCGTTCAGAACGTTGCCTTCGGAATGCTGAAGGTCGAGAACGAGGCCGTCTTCGAGATTATGGCCGAGATCGACGAGAACACCAACAAGTACTACGGAGACGCCATCTTCGGCGCTGCTCTTCGTGAGCTGTTGGAAATGGGAGCCATCAGCTACGACGCTGAAACCCGCGGTGTTGCTACCAACGTTCCTGTCAACTGAATGTGATAGTTGGTAAAGTGGCACAAGGGCTATTTACTTTCGGCTCACTTTGAGCTACTATAATAATAAGCAAACAAACAACAACACTTCAAACAAATGACCAACAACACCATCACTCTTGACTTCTCCCTTCTCGAAGGACTTGAGCCTGGAACCGAGGACTTCGGCGTTGCGAACCTGAAGATGATCGTGGACTTCGCTCTTCAGACCATCGACGACATCACTTGGCTTGCCTCCGTCGCCCACGACAAGGGCGAGATCGACACTCCAGTCGTCGGCTTCACTGGCATCACCAAGTACATCGCTTCTGAACTCTACGACCAGAGCGTTCATCACGCTGAGATCTGGGCGAAGGCCTGTGAGGACCTCTACCCCGGAATTGTCAAGTTCTGGGTCGAAAACAACCGCTCCTGCTACGTCACCTCTGACGCTGGCCTCTGGGTCGACATGGCTGAGCTGAAGGCTGAGTTGGCTAAGCAGAAGGCCAGCTCATGAGTTACCTTTTAGTTGGCGACATCCACTCCCAAGGACCGGGACTCGCCCAAGCCATCAAGTACGCTAGAGAGAACGAACTCCGCCCTATTTTCCTGGGCGACGTGTTCGACTCTCGTTGCGACAACAGCAACACCATCTACGTCTGGAACCAACTGCGCGTAGCGCAAAAGGAGCTCGGGGCCGTGGTGCTAAACTCGAACCACCAAGTTCGTCTTCGCAACTTTCTCGACGCTGACTTCGAGTCGCCTTCCTACACCTCTGAAACTTGGCGCACGCTCGCTGAGTTCCAAGAGGCGGGAGTTGACATGGAGGAGCTTCGCGACTGGCTCGGCCAACGACCAGACGGCGTCTCTTTCCTTGACAAAGACGGCCGTTTCCACGGTTGTTCCCACGCCTACTTCCCTCTCAGTTGGGTTGACCACAAGCAGACAGACGGCATCCGCGTCTACTACTGCAAGGACCGCAACGAAGAAGAGCAGGTGGTATGGGGTCCTCACCGCCATGGCCATCGCCGCCTTCGCTGGTGGGAGGACGAGACTCCACGGTCATGGACTCGCTGCGCAGGCCACTACCACACGGTCTACAAGAGCGAAAACAACGTCGTCTTGGACGCCAATTCAGGTTACCCGGACGGACGGGTTCCCGCGTACGTGGTTGACATTAAGGAATTGGTTTACTTTAACTAACCCCATCTACAATAGACACAGCTAGGACTCCTTCATGTCAGATAACCAAGTCATCTATCCAGTGCACAGGCTGCTTGCCAACCCGCGCATTTTCCACGCCATTGCGAATATGTTCGAGGACGGTCCTGAATGGGACGTCTTTGCTGACGCATTCTACGACCTTCTCGAGTCCGAAATTATGGATGTCGAGGAGGGCGAGGAGTCTCCCGGCTTCGACTCTCCCGAGGTTTGCTTTCGAGAGAGCCCCGAGGACCCCGAGGTTTTCCAAGTTATCCTTGCTACCGGCACAGCTATGGAGCTGAGGCCACAAGACGAGGCTGAAGGCGGTCGACGCTACGGCTTGGTTTCTTCTGAAGACGAACTTGGAGTGACTGGAGCCATCTACGGAAGGCTGGTCAAGGCCATTGAGCAAACTCGGCCTGATCTCGCAGGAGACATCGCGCTTTGTTCACCGCCTACAGCAGCTAACGGCTTCCTCCGCTCAGCTACTGGAGACAACTTCGCCGGCGAGTTCCACCTCTTGTCGGATCCAAATCAGTTGTTCGACTACACTGTCGATGTGATCGACCTGTCGAATGACGAACTGAAAGCCACAGTCAAACCAAAATGACTTATCACCATGAGCCCCGCCGCCCAACCATCAACGAGTTTCTTCGTTCTCGAGGCATTCAAATCCAAATGAGGGAACTAACACACGCCGAGTTGCTCAACCGCCGCATTAATCGGTTCGTTACGAATTATTCAGAGCGAAAGAGCATTTGGCACCGCGTTTTAGATCAGATCAGAGACTCCAACAGTTACATTTGAGTAACATTCTAGGGCTGCCGCAAGGTGGCCCTTTCTTTTTGCAAAAACGCGCGGGAGCGTGCGGTACCCGACCATCAGGTACCCACGCGAGGCCAGGTTTACCCCCTCCCCGGCCCGTCAAAATAAACATGTAACCAACTTGAAAGCTTATGACTAGAAGAGGACTCGACATTCAGCTTACTCGACTTAGGAAGTCGGCTCGAAACCTGCAAAACGATGTTGACATCTTTGAAAGAGACTTTTCTCGCTTGAGCGGGGATCTCAGGAGCCACTTCGACAGACTTATGAGGCTGCTCGAGACCAAGCATACAGAACGTGTTGCCATCATCCAAGGCCGGGTCGATGGTCTCGATGAGCTATTTAAGGAGCTCGAGCGCCACTCCAATAGCGCGGTAGAAGAGGCTCGGCGCGAGGATGCACGCATGATTCGTGCTCTCGAGAAGAAGGTCGCTCAGCTTGAGGAGCTTGCCAAAACCCGCGTTGTAGTCGAAGCCAAGCAGGAAGGCATCGAAAAGGCGCAGACCATCGCCATCTTCGACTCTATCATCTTTGCTATCTCAAACTGGTCTACTGAAGGTGACACTGCTCCTGACTTTGAACTTGCTTGTCAGTCGATCATTTTCCCTATCATTTACGAACGCGTGATGAGTGGTGATGAAGACTACATTGTCGAAAAGGTTCCTGCCTCAGCAATGGAGGTTGTCAAGCGTGGTCGTGAGTACGTCAAGCATATCCGTGAGGCTTGTGCTTCCTCCCTGGTAGACCCAGAGGCCTGGGACACTCACGCCCATAGTATTCAGCAATGGTGGATTCGGGATGCCCTGCCGCTTATCTACGGTGGTCGCTCAGACGATTGGGACGAGGACACGCCTCTCTCACTCGTAGAGGTTCTCGAATGGCGGGATCAACCTGCTTCTCGAGCGCTTCACTTTCCGCTCATCTTCGACGGAATGGAATTGGTCAACAAACATCGAGACCAAATCCGCGACATCACAGGGTTACCTGACTTCAACAAAAACACACTACAAACGAGGTTGCAACCATGACAAACGACATCAAAGGCCTGGAGAAATGGGAAGGAGAAACGAGGGAATGGAACCGAAAAGCAGGAAAGCTAAAGATGAAGGCTGGCGTCGGGCTCATTGATGCCTTAGAGAATTGGTACTCCGCGTACCAAACGAAAGCCACTCCTCGAAACCGACGTGAGTATCTCACTTGGCGCCTCCGTCTCCACCTGCGCTGGAACGGAGACATCGATTTTCTTCAAGAGCTCGATGAAGTTTTCGATATCGGACTGACCGATGAGGAAGTAGGTAAGACTCTTTGGGACATCACCCCAGAGAAGAGCACAGGTTTCACAACTGGTTTTAATTGGAGGAGAGACTCTGGAAATGCACTCAAAGGCGGCGGACGTCGTAAAGTCGAAGAAGACTCACAAGAGGATTTGGAAGAGTGAAAGCCTAAATCGCTATTGTTGGGTTTTCATCCCGCCTGGCGAAGCAATGCACACCTACAGTGGAAGCGCTCCCACCTTAGAGAAAGCCGAGGAGGACATCCTTCGCTCAGCTGAGCACTTCTTAGTTCACAAGGCCTAACCGCCACTAAAATAAACCTGTCGCTATCTGACATCATGGAGTTCATCAGCGCCACCATCGACTGCATTCACGTCCTTATGGAGCAGTCAGCAGCACTTCGAGACCAAGGTTTCGACGTTGAGGCTGAACTCCTTGTCAAAGAAGCCGAGGATTATGCTGAAGAGCTTCGCGCTTTACAAGCATCAAAAGCCTAAGTTCACTTAGCTCTAAACCAACTACAATAAACATGTCAAAAAACTTATCGGAGCAAAACCCAATGCTGAAGAACGAAGTCGGTTATCCTGTCCTTAGTGATGACCTTCACCAACGAATCTTTGGCGCGCTCCCTCGCCCCGCGGCACGTCCAAACGCACTGGAACGTTCGCGGGGTTTGTTGCGTAGGTTCGGCATCCAGGTCCCTGTAGACCATCCGGACAACTTGTATGACGGTGACCTTCCGTTCCCTGAGCTGCTTGGCGAGAACATCGACGAGCACTTCGAGGCTATGGCTGGCGAGTTCATTGACGACTACATGGAAGCAGCCGATGCTTTCGCGGAGTGCAAGTTGCCTGAAGTCCCAGGGTACGACGACGTTGTCTTCGAAGCTGGATGGACTCGCTACACAAAGGTCAAAGGCAAGTGGGTGACTGAGGCCGTGCCTCATCCTCTCGAAAAAGCCTACACATTTGACACGGAAACCTTTGTGACCGCAGGAGCATTCCCGGTCATCGGCACAGCACTCAGCTCGGAAGCAGCCTACATCTGGCTCGCAGCTGAAATGGTCGACCCGTTACTTCCTCCTGAAGAGTGGACCTCAACCTCACTCATTCCCCTAAATGAAGAATCATTCGTCGTCGGACACAACATCTCATACGACCGTGTCAGAGCAAGAAATGGCTACTCGTTCGAAAGAACTGAGCCAGAAAACTTCTACTTTGACACCCTCTCAGCTCACATCGCGGTTTCAGGCCTTGCAAGCGGACAAAGATGGCTTTATGTGCTTGCGGGCAAAGACACAGAGGAGCTGACCGAAGAAGAAAAGCGCAAGCTGCAGTTCCGTCCTAAGTGGGCAGAAGAAGGCAGCACGAACGCCTTGGTCAACGTCTACAACTTCCACGTTGCGGCGGTTCGTGACTTCTTCGGACAAGAAAATGTCCATTGGATGAAAGATGCAGATAAAGAAATCAGAGATGTGTTCGTCAAAGCGACTCACATCACACAGTTGGCCAACCGCCGTGACCTCGTAGCTTACGCAGTCGATGACGCCTTCTACACTTCTGAGCTTTTCCAAGCTCTTTGGCCTAAGTACAAAGAAGCAACTCCCTCTAAGGTTGGCCTTGCTGGTCACTATTTTCTCAATGGCAGTCGGATTCCTGTCTCGACTCAATGGGGTGAGTGGATAGAGCAGGTCGAAAAGGTCTTCCATAAGCACAATGCTGAAGTATCGACCATCCTTCGTAAGCTCATCGACAAGTACGTTGCTGAGTGGCAAAAGCTCCTCGACGATGACATCGCTCTAGCCGAGGCTGCATGGGAGAACGGCGAGTACGATGAGTACGACCTCGACTTCGGTAAGCGCAAAACCATCACACTTGACCTTGTTCTCAAAGCTCTCGACCGAGAGTGCATTGAGTGGCGCCACGCATCCGAAAAATGGGCAAAAAATGACCCATGGCTCTCGCAGCTTGACTGGACTCCTCGTGCTTACAAAGGTAAGCTGAAGAATCTGCCGAAATGGGCGGCCGGCTTTATGACCGACAAGGACAAGCAAATCACGACTAAAACGCCTTGCGCCGGTCTTCTGATGCGTCTCGAATGGGAAGGTGGTCCTAGATCG